TCAGGCTCTGCCGCGCTTCGATGGGTGGGGGGGAGGGGGTGGAAGGGAGAGGGGGTAGATCGACGCGGCCGAGGCGCTGTTGATCGCGGGTTGATCAAAGCGTCATCCCCGGCCTTGTGCCGGGGGCCTATGATCTCGGTCCGCGAAGGTGATCATGGGTGGCCGGGACAAGCCCGGCCATGACGCGTTGTTAGAGGGGCGACCGCCAGAGCCCGCCGCCAGCGTTTAGCTGTCAGCGCCCGCGGCGACGTGAACCGTCACCATGCCGTTCTGCACGCCGTTGAAGTTGATCTTCTTGACGCCGAGCAGTTCCTCGATGGCCACGCCGGGGCGGAAGCCGTAGTCCTTGATGTAGTCGGTGCGCGGGGTCGGCATTTGGCCCCAGGCGATGCCCACCGCGCCGGAACCGGCGAGGAAGATCGGGCGAACATCGGCCGAGGAAGCCCCGGAGGCGTCGTAAACGCCAGAGGCTGTGGCCCACGCATCGAGTTCCGGCACTTCGCGGTGCAAGATGCCGTCGAAGAACAAATCCCCGTCTTGGAAGAGCGGGTTGTCGTCCATGGTCTTTTGCTCGCGCGGCCGAGCATACAGCTCCGAGTTGATGATCGTCTGGTCGGCCTTGAGGTCGCGGAACGAACGCGAGCCGTGGAACGCCACGAAGAACTCACGCAGGCCATCCGAGGTAGTGGCCCGGAACGGACGGATATGAGGGTCCGCCGCCTTGGCCAGACGTTTGCCGAGCGACATGATTGACGCCGTGCACTTGTCCGACGCCGTGCCGACGTTGGCGAGGGCGGTGGCGTAGGTGGCCGAGTAGTTGCTGTTCAGGTGGCCGAACAGCATCCGGTCCTTGTTGTTCGCCGCCCAGGTATTGCGCTGGGTGGTGTTGCTGGACCCGATCTTCACCGTGGTCCCGGCGGTGTCGGAAATGACGCCCCCGAAGCCGTCGGTGATGTCGTCGCGCAGCTTCTCGGCTTCCCAGGTGATCAGCGCATCGCGACCGGCGTTGAGAAGGTTGATCTCGGTCTGGAATTGCTGGGATTTTGCGACCCGAACCGCATTGCGGCGCCAGTCGATGGCGATCGGCATGTTGTAGTTGGTCAGTTCTTCTTCCTGACCATCAAGTACGTCCGAGCCGGTGACGCCGCTCGACTTCAACCGCCCGATGAATGGGATGTTGATGGTCTTGCCGGCTTCCTGCTGGAGCTCATACCGGCTGAGGATGATGCCGCCCTTGTTCATGTCGGCGTTGGACATGAACGACTTGTAGCCAGAGAGACGGACGTATTCCTGGAAGTATTTGGAGAGCCAGACCTGCTTTTGTGAAGCAGTGGCGAGGATGGTTTCGGCCATGGTGGGTTCGTCCTTTAGCGAAGGGTGTCCGCGAAGATGTCGCCTTCGTCCCTTGGGGGCGTGTCCCGTGTGCCGAGTGCGTTTCCTGGGGCATTGGCGAGGGACCGTGGCGGCGCGGCTACCGATTGAGGGGGAGGGGTGGGGGTTTGCGCCTGAATCGCGGCTTGCGCCGCTTCCCAGGCCTCGAAGGCGGCGAGGCGCTCGGGCGTTACTTTCGCGGCGATCTGCTCGCGATTGTAGGCCTGGAACGCAGCCCCGTAGGGATCGTCGCTGGACCTCATCTGGGCGTTGAAGAACGGATCGGCGTCACACCTGGCCACCGCCCAGTCGTGGACGGTCGCCATCAGCTCGGGGCCGTATTCCCGCTCGGCGAAGCGGCGGGAGACCCGCAGGTTCTGGGCGTGGAGCGCGGCGGTGAACTGCTCGTCAGGCGGCGGGGGTTCGGCGGCCGCCCGGCGAGCCTCGGCCTCGCGTGCCTTGAACGCGGCGAGCTGTTTTTCGAGGCCCTGGCGCTTCTCCCGTTCGTCCAGCATCGCCGAGATCGGCACCTGGCCGGGCTCGGGCGGGGCGGGTTCGGCGGGAGCCTCGACCTTGGCCGCGATCTTGCCGTCCGGTCCCTTGGCGGGGCCCTCCGGCGTGGCTTGCGGCTCGGCCTCGGCCGGTGCTTCGACGTGCGTTTCCGGGGCCTCGGGCGCATGGCCCAAGGCGTCGTCCAGTGGATTGTCCATGATCTTCCCATCGCCCGCATCACCGGCGGCGTGTCTCGCCCGTTACCCGGCGGCGGTCTCAGGGCTCGCAGCGCCCGGAAGCTGATCTTCGCCCGTTGCCTCACGGCGCCCGGCGGCGGGAAAGGGTGAGGGGACGTGCGACAGAAAGTCGCGGCGTTAACCCCTGGCTCAGAACTTGGCCTTAGCTCTGGGTGCGACGACCGCCGGGCGTAACCAGTAACAGTGTGCGAGCGTCAGTTTATCTGGGCGCGGGCCGCGGGGTCCGCGCCCGTTTTTGTTCGCGGGAGCGGTTCGTGCCCAACCTTGTGAGCGCGCACTTCGTACAGTTCATCACGCCGCTCCAGGCTCCTGTTGGTCCGCGTGGACCGAATGGGCGTAGGTCAGGGCGTCGATCATCTTCGCCTGGCCGCTGGCGGCGTGCTCGAGCGCCCCGGCCTGGGCCTGGTGGGTCTTGGCGAGGAGGTGCTGGGCCTCGAGCGCCTGAGCCTGGGCATTGGCCTGGACCTGTTCCTCCTCGGCGTGGGCCACCGCGTCGAGGATGCTGCGCCTGTGGGGGATCGGGGAAAGCTGGATGAGCTGCTTGAGGCTGACCTGCTGCTGGTAGACCGGGCTCATCCCGACCAGCTTGAGAATCTCGTTGAACGCCTCCAGTTGAACCGTGGCGGTGTCCGGCGTGGCGTCGATCTCGATGTCCACGTCCATTTCGGCGACGGCGTTGCGATAGCCGAGCACGCTCTGCTGAATCCGCGGCATGCCGGTCCGCGGATCCACGCCCACCGTGGGCGGGCCGGCGACCGGCTGGTTGAGTCCCACGAACCTCGGCGCATTCTCGTCGTCGGTGACGCGGATGAACTGCGGGGCGGTCCAGTATTGCTTCACCCGCGCCCAGCACTGCCGATAGATGCGCAGCTCCCAATCCTCCAACGCGCCGTAGAGGTTGGATAGCTCCAGCAGACCGGATTGCTGGCGGGCCAGCAGAGCCCGGCCGCTGTCATCCTGCTCGTTGCGGCCCAGCATGGCCGGGCTTGGTCCCATGCGCTCAAGTTCGCCCTTGGCCTCCTGGAGGAGTTCGAGGTTGCCCTTCATCTCGGCGATGTTGGGCGCCATCTCGTAGCCAGGCGGCAGCACCCCATCGGGTCGGGCCGCCTCGCCGCGCACCTCGCCCACGTCCGCCTGGGCGAACTGCGGATCCTTCATCTGCACCCGGCTCACGGTCAGCACATGCAGCGACTTGGACCGGCGCTTGTTGATCTCCCGCTGCAGGTCGATCATGTCGCGCACCGCGCCATAGCGGGAGTTGTCGCGCTTGACGTAGGCGCTCATCGCCTCGATCGGGCAGTCGGCCTCGCCGCGGTGATCCCTGTAGGGGCTCTCGCCCTTCTCCAGCACCACCGAGCCGATGAACACGCAGCGCTTCCAGCCGGCGTCGCGGTAATACATCTCCACCACCATCAGGCGGCGCTGTTTGGGATCGACCCAGCCGACCATGCCGGAATAGGCCAGCGGGCGGTCCAGAAAGCTCTCGTCCCCGGCGTTCAGCCCCATGCCGGCATTGACCTGGCTGGCGGCGTCGATGTCGTCGGCCTTGTCGGGATACATCCCGGCCAGATCGTCGGCATACATCCACTTGGCGACGCCCAGATAGCGCCCATCCTTGAAGTCGGCCCGGCGCGACTGCGGATCGTGGAAGAACTCCTCCCAGCGAATTTGGGTGATGGTCACCTGCTTGTCGCCATCCACCCCCACCAGGGCCGCGCAGGTGCCGGGCACCAGCATGTCGAGGAAGCAGTCGCGCTTGAGACGCTTGAAGCGGTTGAAGTCGGCGATGTAGCGCAGCACGTCGGTCGCGGCGTCGGCGGCGTCCTCGTTGCCCGGGTTGCGCGGCCAGGCGCGCGGATCGGAGCGGCCCCGCTCGACCACCCCGATGATCCCGTTGATCGCCGGCTTGATGCGGTTGATCACCACCGGCGGCTGGTGGCGCTTGACCAGGGCGCGAAGCTCCTTGGCGTCGTATTGGTCGCTATCGTAGAAATCGAGCGCCACCAGCGAAGCCTCGCGGGCGTCCTTGGTCTTGTAGGCGGCCTCGGAGAAATACTTCTTGAGCTTCTCGAGGTCAGCGTCGGGCGAGACCGAAGCGCCGCGTGGGCTCATCGCGCGCTCCTCTTGATTGGGTCTGGCCGGCGGCGGAGGTCTTCCCTCGACACCCCTCGGAACATTGCAAATTGAACCACACTTCGACCGGGCGGTCAAGAGGCTTTTTTTCGCCGCCCTATGCAAATTGCGGTTGGTGGCCAA